CCTGCCCTCGCTCCTTCGCCATCTTCGTCAGGCGATCGGCGTCTTGGATGCTGCCGATGGTGTGCTTGCCCAGGGTGCCCAGATCGACTTCGATAGGGGTGAAGGTGGCGCGGCCGTAGCGGCCGTGGGGGCAGAAAGGCCAGTCGCCGATTGCGTACTCGACTCCGCATTTCTCACATGTCGAGACATCGCGGGGGCGGTTGAGCCAGGCATCGATAGGGTTCATGCTTTACTTTCACTTTCAATATCGACCTGAAAAAACCGCAACTCCTCGCGCAATACACGGTGAAAGCATCGCGCAAGTTGCTCCGGATTCTCAGACAGATCTTTGACAGAAATGGGCCAACAAACACTGCGGGCCCACAAGCCAGCAGGTGATTCCATGACTAAGTCGAAAAGCAAGAAATCGTGCTCTCCGACCCTTTCCACTCGTGCTTCTCCAATTTTGATCATCACGCAACGCAGTTAAAGAACTGCGCCTCCATTCTCTTGACCGTATCCTTCACCACTTGCTCCACCGTGCGGCCATTTCTCCTGGCCACGTTGTTCAGCTCCCGCATCTGGCCGGGGGTGAAGTCGAGCCTGATATCTCCAATGGAGATGCTGATGACCGCCTTGACCTTCGTCACCAAGTCTTCCGCGCTGAGGAGGCTGCCCCCGCTGAGGACATTCTCCAACTCCTGTCGGTTCTTCGGGTCGATAACGATGATGCGGTCGCTGGGGGTGACAGCGCTGAAGCGCTCGAGTCGATCGGCCATGAGCTCCTCCGCGGAGATCGTCTGGCCGTTTTGCTGCATGCCCGTCGCCTGGGCGGTGTAGCTCTTCCAGACGTCGTCGGGAATCTGAATGGAGAGGATCACTTCAGCCTCTTTTCTGCAACCATCGCCTTGGCCGGCGGCTGCGGCTGCTGCAGCTTCCCTCGCTTTGCGTCGATTTCCTCGAGTCGACTGAGGCGGTCACCAAGTCTGGTGATGCCGTTGAAGATTTCCTCGAGCTCGCCAGATCGGGACTTGTAATTCCCTACCTCCTCCCCTGGCTTGACGTTCCGGACCTCGCAGTTTCGATGCTGCGGATCCAAGCCCCAGAAGAGGTGCTTGCTCGGCCACTCTGCCCGACGGTCCCTCTCCCAGCAGAGAAATAGCTCGCCGTCAACTGTGCCGTCATCGTGGACGAAGGTGACCAGGAGCGGTCGCCAGACTCCGAAGTCCGAAGTGTCGATTTTGAAGAGAATGATCTCTCCGATTTGTGGTTTCACTTGCCTTGCCTTTCATTCATAGAATTCCTCTTCATCCCTTCCGTCCATTTCATCTGCGGTGCTGTCGGTGTTTTGAAAGTCTCTCCTCGCCCCGATTCTCTCCGCGAGGAGTTGCTTTCTCAAGGCCTCTTCTGAATGGCGCCTTCTTGCTTCCGCAACCGGCTCCAGCTCATCGTAATTGCGGAAGTGGCAAACAATCACCCCAATCGCGCCGGTCATGATGCAGTCATCATTCGCCCCGGGGGCTGCCTCTGCGTAGCGCAAAGTCGAATGGGTGATGAAGTTTCTCATCTCCTGGATCGTGTGCGGTGAATTGATGATGTAGTCCGGCCGGCCCGTCAGCGGATCGATGCTGTTGATCGCCTTGAAGTAGTGGTCCAGCATGATCGGCCGGCTGCGCGGCGAGGTGTACCACCCCAGGCGCTGCGTGAATCTCTTCGCCGGGTTCCTATGATCGAAGGTCTGCCAGACGTAGAAGTGCGTATACCCGAGATGCGCCTGCAGCTCATTCTGCGTCGAGATCCCACTCGCATTCGTTTCGATCGCGCACATTGCTTCCTGGCCGTCGTCATCCTTATAGAACCTGCCGATCGGATCGATGACGTACGCGAGCTCGAGCGGGCCGACTTGATCGGTGACGAATTGCGCGACCTGTTCTGCCGGCTCATGCACGGTGGCCATTCGGGTAATGTCAATCACGCTGCGATCTAGGCCGATGCCGTCGGAGACGTCGGCGGAGAGCGTATATTGGAAGCCTGGCCGCGGCGCTTCCCAGATCAGGAGCTTGTCCATCAGCTCTTCAGGATCGGCGCTCGCCCAATTCCTCTCTCCGAGGAGCTTGAGGCCGTAGCCGGGGGGGATTTCGATGTTCACTAGCGAATATCCCGCATCGGTTTAATCTCCAGCGCCCCTGCCACCGGTCTGGCTGCATCTTGGATCCTCTGCACCACTGCTGCCCCGAAAATTGTCTTGCCGGAGAACTGAAAACACTCGTCATCGTCGGCCGCGCCGTACTCTTCGAGGAAGGTGCTCAGTTGCCCGGACTCTTCATAGTCATTTCTCGTGGTTTCGTACCAAAAGAGCTGATCTTTTGTCAGCCTAACCTCCCCATCGACCCATTTTCCCCCTGTCATCTCGCATCTCTTCGCGTGCGCGAGGGTAGTTTCCTTGGCAACCCACCCTTCTGGCGCTGTGAGGCTGAATTTCTTCGGCTCCGCGTACCAGGGGATGAAAATCGGGACGAATCTGCCGATATTCTTCCTCGATTTCAGCCAGTGCTCGTGCCACCAGCCTCCTCGGCCCTTGGCGGTGGACTCAAACATGAAGAAAACTCGCGGCGAACGAGGGATCGTCGGCAGCAGGGCGCCTTGAATCTGGTCCGTTGCCTCCCAGGTACTCAATTCACTGAGATGCCCAATGCTGAGGGTCTTGCCGCGGCCGAGCTGGCCTCGCTGTCCTGTGGTGCCTCGCGCGCTCTTGCCGCTTCCGACCCATACGTTCGTGCCGCCATCGAACTTGATTTCAGTATCCTTGACCTTTTCGAGGATTTCCGGTCTCAGCCAAGGCGGCAACCCGTCGATCATTCTTGCGTACATGTCAAAAAGATACGCGCTCTGCGCCGGGACGTCCGCGGCGATCAACCCGAAGAGGTTATTCTGCGTCGTCGAGCGATGGGCGAGGATGCTTTCCGCCACCGTACTCCCACCGATCTGCCTTCCCCCCTTCAGCAGATTCAGCAGAATCCCATCCTCCCTCTCTCCCTCATAGATCTTCTCCTCGAGCTTGCCGATTTTCTTGAGAATGAACTCTTGCGACGGCAAAAGGGGATACATCGGAGCGATCGTACTCGCGTCTTTGTTGATCCTGCAGTACCGCTGAGCCCAGTATTCCCAACTCGCCTTGGTCATCAGCAGTTCATTCTCAATATACGCTTGCTCCTCTGCTGTGAAGGCCCTGATCTGCTGGCCCTTTTCAGCAAAGGCATCGCTCAGCCTATCGTTGAACTCGGCGCACTCGTCGGTGGTGTATTCGCGAAGCTCCCTCTTATAGGCCTCCTCCAATTTCACGACCGCTGCTCGGACAATCTTGGGGCTATACATCCTCTTCCCCATGCTTTGCCCAGAGCTCCTGCAGCCTCTTCTCCATCGTGCAGGTGATCAGCATGCTCGATGCCGCCATGTGCGCCGCCATCACATCCTTTGTTTCCCCGTGCTTCTCAGCAATCTTGATCAACTTGATCATGTTCACTGCCACCCCTGTGGAGAATATCTTTTCCATCAGTCCTTCTCCACCACCTCAGCATCAACCGGCGCCGCGGGCAGGGCCTTCTCCTTATGCGGATACAGCAGCCTATCCGTCGCAGTTCTGAAGTCCGGTGTTGACTTCACCACATTCAAGGTCATCGTCTGATTGACATTGTTCGTCGTGCTGTTGATCTGCACGCCGCCGTTCTTTTCCTTCATCAGGCCGCCGAGCTGCAGCGCGACCTTCTGTCTCTCGAGCTCCGGAACCTCCTCGATATTCCCCGCCCCGCCGCAGGCGAGGCACACCGTCTCGATGCTTTCGCCGTCCTTTTTCACCTCATACTTCCCCAGGCCTCGGCAGGCGCCGCAAACCTTCATCCTCGGCAGCGCCCGATTCATCACATCCCCCACGACATCCGGGAGCTTCCGGTAGATCCTGTTCAGGCTCTTCACATACGCCTGGGCACCTTCGGCCTTGGCAAACATCTCCAGCACCCGGCCGATGGTGATGCCAGTCTGCCCGCACAGCTCTGCTAAACTTCTGCTCTGATTCTCCGGGTCCGCGAGGAGGTTCATCAAAATCTCCTCCTCAACCGTCAGCTTCTCGTGTGAGATCTGCAGCGCCGTCGCGATGTGCTCCCTGCCTCCGACCGCTTCTTCAAGCTGCTCGAGCGCCGCAATTACCTTCGGATGCGGGTCCAGCGGGACGACTGCTTGCTCGAGGTCACCGTGCTTTTTCATTGAATTCCCTTTGGGCAATCTCATATCGCGGCACCGCTCTTGCCGTGATGTTATTTGTCGTCAGCCTAATCGGCTCCTGCGGCTCCCAGTAAAGCTCCGCTCCGGCCACGCCCATTACCCTCAATGTCTCGACCCTGCCCTCATTCCACTTATCCAGCGCCTGCAGGACCGAGCTGAGCTTCTTGTGCTGTGTATCGACGTCAATTTCTCTGCCTTCAATATCAATGTCGATTTCAGCCTTAATCGGACGGAAATGCTCCATCCCTACGACGAAGGCAACCGCGGCCGCGGAGGCACACTTCAGGAAGATTCGTCTAATCACCCCACATCCTCCCCGCTTCTTCTCCCGATGAATTCGCTCATCCTCTTCAACTCCTTGGCGAGTTTCTCCTTCTCCTCCAGCGTCAGCAACTTCTCATGCGGCCAGATCACCATCCTCTCCGCATCATCAAAGCTGAGGCCGCAGGCACAGGGCTCCCCGTCCACCCCCGGCAGCGTATCGTCCTTGCCGTCACAGTTCCTGATCATGGCGTCTGTGCCTCATCGACATCCACAATCTCCGCGGCCGCGGTGTTCACCCCGTTCACCAGGCCGGTCCAGACGACTTTCAAGATCCTGACCTTCCCCGCCTGCGTTCTCACATGCACCAGCCTGATCTTGTTCGCCTCACTGACCCCAAGGGCGCCGGAGGCAAAGAGGAGCAAGAAGTCCCCCTCAAGGGTCTGCTCATCCGCCTGCAGCGCCGCCCTTCTCGTCTCGATCTGTGTCTGCCGCTGCACCAGAGTCAGCAGCGTCTGTACTTCAGGAGGAAGAGCCATTGATTTATCCTTTGCCGGTGTTGGAGGAGTAATGGGCATTGAAGATACCTCTGGCTAATCGGAGTAAGAGAGACGGCTGGGCAACAGCAGGCTTCTCGGCTTTGCAGAAGAGGCAGTGGCGGCCCTTGCTGTCCTCCGGCCCCCAGTAATGATACCCACATCTGCATTCAGCGGCGATGAACCCTCGTTCGGAGTCGGTCACTTAAACCCTCCTCCCCAACAGTAAACAATGACAAACCAGATCACCATCCAAGTGATCACCACAATCATACATCCGCCGCAGCAGCCTTCGAATTCCTTCGTGTCATCGCGGCCGGGAGGTTTAGCCATTCAACTTCTCCAGATCCCCCGGCTGCTGATCCTGGACCTTTCTCCAGCTTCCATCCTTCTGGATCTGATACTGCGTCTTCCCATCCCGGCTCAGTACCAGCTCCCCCGGCTTCAGCTCCTGCTGCTGACTTTTCAGGCGCTCTCGAATATACGCATCGATCGGGTTGCGGTCATCCATCCGCCCGCTCCAGGTCCCTTCTGCCGCAGTTCGGGCAGACCTTGTCCCTGCTATCCAGGGGCGGCGCCGTCTTCCACGGCCGGGGCCCGCAGGTCGGGCATTTCATCAGCACCAGCGCCACCTCGCAGGAATCGACCGGGACGTCGATTTCTTCT